AACTCGGCGAACTTTTCCAAATGCTCTGAGGTGATACCAACATTCCATTTAACTCGTTCTGGCATACCCGAATCTGGCATAACCAAATCCATCAAGATAGCGCCAGCTTGTTGTTCAGCAAGTTCTCGAATTCTTTCGTTCATTTATCATCCCTGAATCTAACAAAGCGAGGGAAACGCAAACTGTAAGTGCCATCTTGGTTCTGTGTAATCACATCACATAAGACTTCAGCAGTTCGACCAATGACCAAATTACGGTTAGTCCAATAGTCATCTCTATCAACATCACTAAAGCCACTACCCACATTGACTGTAATTTCTTTCCCGTCGTCAACTCCATGACAAACAAGTGCTCCAAGTCTTCCCAAATTTCTACCAGTTCCTTCTTCAACACCTACGACCTCCAAGTCTACAGTTAATGTTGGTTTCCATTTCATCCAATCTGTGCTACGTTTACACAGATATGGGGCTTCTAATTCTTTAATCATAATGCCTTCAAATCCTGCATTCACATTGTCTTTAGCATATCGTTCAAGTTGATCCTTACCTGCGGCTGTATCTAAGTCAACCATGATATGTGGTAATAGTTCAACGTTAGGCATTGTATCAACTACATGCCGAATATGTTCAAGTATAGCAATACGTTTACGCAGTTGAGCATTCCAATGACCTTCACGGAAATCACTTAATGGAATAATGTCAAAAATATTAAACACACTGTCATCTGCTTGTACATCAGTCTTACGGCGTGCCTGTCGCATCAGTTCTTGGAAAGTATTACCGATCACTTCACCATCTAATACGAACCCGTTAATCAATGCGTTCTGATGTCCTCTGGCAATCTTAACAAAGTTGTCGCTAATCTGTTTTTCAATGTGTGTAAAGTTATCAAACACTTTACCATTACGGCTGTAGCAAACTGTAGTTACACCCTCACTTGCTCCGGGTATTACAAACATCAATACACGCACACCATCTAACTTAGGCTCTAAACGTTTAGTGCCCTTCATCTCAGATTGTTTTATCTGAAATGCCTGCACGTAAATCTCTACGAATAACAGGAGCACAGAATGTATTCCATTCTATACTATCAAAACGTTCACTCATTTCATTGATAGCATCTAGTGCGGCATTGCCTGACAAATCACGGTGTGACAATAGTGTAAGCAATGTATTAAAATCACTCCAAGGGTTTTCTGCATCAACAATACCTACAGTATCAGGTACTTTACGCACACCGAATGTAACGTAGGGATTGTAACAAGCTTTAGTCAAACCCAGAAAAATCTGAGCATTTGTGCTACCAAGGACACTTGCCTCTAATGCTTGTTTAATAACATCTTCCTTGTGCAGGCGACTATCTGATTCATTCAGTTTGTTAATCCATGAAGCGGACATTTAATCTTCTTTCTGTGCTGTTGAAAAGGGCCACGCTGTTGTTGCGACAAAAGGTGGACGGGGTTTAAGTTCTAGTGTTTCTATGCTCTCATTATACACGTCCTCATCAATTTTGTCAACAACAAACGGACCCAAAATAGTAATAGTATCTTCTTCTACTTCCCAATCACTATAGTCATATAGCCATGCCGCACCACTACGTTCATATTCATCATTCGGGTCGCCATTTGCCCAAAGTTCTTCAATTTCTTCTTTTTCTTCATCGGTGAAGGATTCATCAAACTCAAAGTCTACTGCACAAAGGTCCTCGAGTTCACAACCCCAACCAATTGTAGGATCGACAGAATGATACCGATCATCGCTATATGGTAACTCGGATTCATCTTCTACAAACCCTTGACCCCAACGATATAGTTCGGTTACACTCCAACCACGGATAGTGCCATCAGGCATTTTTTTATAAACATCATAGAATGCTTCTACTGATTTTTTATCTGCTGGTTTAATACGATATAGTATTGCCATTTTATTTTCCTTCTACAATGTAGTATTTAGAATGAGGGTAAGTTACCAATAGCCACTCTAACATCTCAGGGCTATATGGTAACCTCACTGACTGATATTTGTTTGTAATATACATTACCAGCTACTGTTATAAAATACTTTTAATCCTAAGAACACTTCTGCCTTAGCGTTGTTCACAAACTCAAGGTCTTGTTCATAGTAATGATTGTCTGCAGGATTGCCAAAGAAGAAACCCGTTGTATTCGGAAGTTGACCATGACGAATAGCTTGTTCAAGTTTATCCAAATCATCCCAAGTTAGTTCTAACTCAATGCCATTAAATGTAGCATCTTTATTACCTGTACCTGGCATACCCTTGCTTCGCCAAAGCTGTTCCATCCAACCATGCAAGTTAGGATGCTTACGCCAATAAGCAATCTCGTATGGCTTAGTAACAGTTGTACTTACAAATTCATTAACTGTTTGATCAAACTCTGCAGTGTCATAATACTCATTTTGTTGACCTTTCTTGCTGGCAACATAAGCATACATATCAAGTCCCATTTTACTCTCCGTTAATTAAATATTTGGAAATTCGTATTTTTTCCAATCCTCAGCATTCTCTGTTTTTAACAGAGTTGCCGCATCTGTATAGCCATGATTGACTAGTGTTTGAATACAATTTTCTATAATCAAACTAACAAATTGATCAGGTTCAACTCCACCATTCCAAAATGTATAAGCAAATCTCTACCTAATAACGGACCATGTTCCCATGCACTACATGCATAACGATTGCATTCCTGAACAATCAACTTGGCAAACTTTTCTTTATCAAAGAGCCAACCTTCTCCACTGTTTGTTGTTGGTTCAATGTAAGTTGTAGCCTGTTCAGCAAATTCTTTAAATAGAATATTCATACATTAACCTTCACACGATTAAGTTGAGTAGTGTTATCTCTATGACTTTTAACAGTACCATAAATTTCAAACATCTTACCAGCTGGCAATTCACTTTTATAAGCAAAGAACACTACTTGGTCATCACTAGTAATACCGGTAATGTAATGTGTCATCCACTTTTGTGAATAGATTGATTTCAATACTTCAACAGTAAGTGATATCTTGTTACCAACAGTACTAATATATCCGCCACGTGCAAAATTGACACGCTGGTCTACTGATTGACGTTCAACACCACGCTCATAGCATGATGGCAAACTAGCAATAACTGCAATATCATAGGTGCTAGTAATAATATCACGATTGGCAATCAACATTGCATTGTTATCAAACTCATTTAGTTGTTTACCTTGCAAGATTTTAAAAGTCAATGCCTGATAGAATGCACGAACCTTTTTACCTTGCTCACGATCCTCATCGGTCATGATGAATGGATCAGCTAACAGTTGTTCAACAATCATACGATTGGATAACTTAGTAACATCCGGTGTTTCTGAAATTCTACTTAACTTGATATAACTACCGTTGATACGTTGTGCCGCACATGCCGCACTCCATACATCATCGGCATTATGATTTACCGAAACTTTTTGTGTTTTAGTTTTGATACGATAGTAATCACTACCGTTATCATCTGCATGACCCATGCGTTGAATTTGACGGCTAGTCATGTTTGTTACATTAGCAAATCCAGGCATTGTCTTCTCCTTAAATTTCAGATTCGTATTCGTAAAACTTAACAGACGGGTCCAACTGTTTCAATTGTTTAGCGGCAGTCATCAACTCTTTCCAGCGACGGTTAACTTCTGCACGGGGCAATTCACCATCACATGTAAGATTCTCTGGGCTAAGAGCCGAATCAATCATGTCCGCAACACGCTGACGACCAGCATGAGTGGTGATTTCGTACTGCTCACCTTTGAAAATACTATTCCAGTGATTCTTCTGGTCAATGAATTTTTGCAATGCTTTCATTTCTAACTCCTGTTGTTTAACTGTTTAAGATTCTATTATACACCCGAAACCATTTATTGTCAAATATAGAAATCTGACTTAAAACCCAATTTTGTGTAGACAATTTCACGGACTTCAGTATCCATTGCTTCGCCAAATTTCTCGTAGTCACTATCAGCCAGGTCACGCAAATTTTGGTAGACTGTGGCCCAGTCGCTTTTGTAATTTTTGTGGAATTCAATGATATCGGCAATTTGTTTGTTGCCTTCTTCGCTAAACATTCCGTATGACATTTTGTTTCCTTTATCTAACTGTCTAAGATTCTATTATATACCCAAATCCATTTATTGTCAAATTTAAGCGGCCAATCTTTGTTGCGTTTTTGCAACATTATCTTGGACTAATTGCTCAAATCCTGCTTTGGAAACTGGGTAACCCTGTGCTTTCAACATCTTTTTGATATGGGGTTGAATAAAACCCTTGGATCCAACGATTTCAAGGGGTGCTTCACCCTTTTCTAAGCGACCAAAGTATTCCTCAACTGTAAAGTTCTTTGTAAGGAATGTAAGGAAACTTGCTTTAGTACCACGAACATATTTGAAACGGGCTACAAACTTTGTAGTACCGTCAACTGGGTTTGTGTAATCAACGTACTCAGTACCGTAGAAATTGCCTTTGATGAATGTAGTCATTTCGTTTCCTTTATCTAACTGTCTAAGATTCTATTGTAGCAGAAGATCCATTTATTGTCAAATTTTGGGTAAAAAAAAGCCCCAAAAACGGGGCATTTTTTGAGAACTAAAAGTATTACTTTTTAGTATTAGTACTTTGATTAACAAAACCGTACATTTTTTCAGCAGTTTCTAGGATTTTGTCTAGACCTGGAAACTCCGGCATGTTCACTTTGTTAACAATTTGTCCAGTTTTTTTATCACGCTCGGCACTGACTTCCCATCCCATATATTTAGCATGATACTCTTGACCTACTAGGTCTTTAGCCATTGATAAAATATCGGTACGAATTTCGTAGCCATTTTTATTGAATTTAACTTCGGGTAGTTTTGGTGTAAAGTCTGACATTATATTTCCTTTGTGTGTTAATGTTCATATAGTATATGACATTTTTTTAGGTTGTTCAAATCTTTCGGGAAAATTTAATTGCTCCCATTCTTCATCTGATACAGGCCACCAATTAATCATATCCAACCCTTAAATTCATTGTCAATGATTGGATGAACTTCCCAACCTTCTTTAGCCCATTTAATTAGCATAATTAGGTCGTTAATGAAATTCATTTCATCTTACTCGCTTTGTAGTCTTTGATAGACTGAATTGCCTCTAATAGGCTTTGAAATAGTTTTTTAAGTGTGTTCATAGAAATCTCCAATCTGATTGTTTGCGATGGAACTCGTAGGTCAATCGCTCAATGTCGCCTATATCTTGTGGATTTCGGCCGACTATATATTTTTCTAACTCAGTGCCATAGGTGTCTGTAGAGAAACCTAGGAACACTACTAGCATTCCTAGAATTTTCTTCATATTACTTAGCCTTTGTAGATTTTGCAGACTTAATACTATTGAAAGCAGGAACCATTGCTTTGAACTGGTCACCCATTTCTGTATAGAAGTCTTTACTTGTAAAAATCATGCCTAAAGCCATTGCTGATTGCATTCCTGCGTCTGCGGCTGCTTTAGTGTATTTTGTTTGTGCATCAATAAAACCATTCAATGCTGTTTTGATGCCATCGTGTTGAACTGTTGATTCTACGAATTTCTTTTTGAAGTCTGAAACGCCGTCAATAAGGGCGTAAGTTGCTGTGTTAAACATTTTATATCTCCTATATGTGTGTGTTTAAAAGTGGGTTTTTATGAAGAACCCCTAACTTCACAAGTATTTATCACTTGTATATAGATTATAACATAACTTCTCTATATTTTTGTAGAGCTTGGTCTCTAATTTGTTCTAGTCGTTTAGTAATATGATCGGGTAATTCAGAATCATCATCCCAAAGATTAGTTAGTCTAGGACGACCGTAACCACGATGCATATCTGAATCAGATGTATCAGGTTCATAGTCATCATCTACTTCACTTGGCTGGTTTGGCTTCTGGCTTAGCAGGTGCAGCCGATGTAGCTTCTGCTTTGGCAGGGCTTTTAGTAGCGTCTTTCTTAGCCTTTGCTTCTGCGTCTTTGTCAGCTTTCTTCTTAGCTAACTTCATTTCTTCTTTTGGTGCTTCTGCTTTAGCAGGTGTTGCTGGCTTAGCGGCAGGAGCCTGAGCCATTGCTGTTGCTACTGACAATGTAGCGATTAGGGCGATTGCTAATGTTTTCATTTTAAGTTTCCTTTAGGTTAAACACAATATTGTATTGTGTATATATATAACGCGGTAGTATAGTGTTTCGTTGACACTATGTTAACCACCACGTCCACTTCTTCTTACCATCGTTGCACCACCTGAACCTCTAGTTGGCTTAGGTCCTTGTGATTTAGGAGCTTTACCTAAACCGGGATGTTTACTATCTTTCTTAGCGGCATTAGCTAAATTGATAAACGGGTTTTTACTTTTCTTTTCTTCTGTCATGTTCTTTCTTTCAATGATTTTAAGTAATCCATGATATTTCCATATAAACTAATCATAATAGCAATTCTACTATCATACAATCTTATATATGGCTCACTCTTTTTTCCTTCAATTTTATTTACACCGAGATAATAAGGACATTTTATTTTCTTACTAAGTTCAAGTATATTAAAATACATACTTTGTTCTTTGTCCATTGTTAGCTTATACTCATAGAATTCTAAATCAGCATAACGGAAGCACATATCACCCATGTCGGTTAGGCGAAGACCGCGGTCACTACGCACGGTCATCCACCATTTTTTCATTGCTTCTTCTTGTGACCAGTTTTTGTCTTTTAACTGGTTAAGTACAGTTTCTGTGATAAGTTCTTTATAACTTGGCTTAGTCATCTGGGTACACTTTGGTACCGTTATTCATAAACACTACAGAAAATTTGTCTGTTTTAAATTGTTTGTTAAGTTTACGGCACAAATTACGTGCATGACCTGGATTACTAAAACTTGTCTTTTTATACTTAGGTACAGCTTCACTATCCAGGTAGTGCTGACTTTTTAGATTGATAGGTTGTTCGTCATAAAATACAGCCCAAATTCCTGATGCTTCTACAATTTGATCGGATTTGTATGTTTCTTTATCAACATGCTCTAATAATACTTTTGGTTGTGTTCTACTCATTAAAAACTACCACCTCTCATCACAACTTCAATAGTTTCATTATTTTGTACTGAAGTTGTAGCGTTTTCTTTTTGATCTAATAACAATTTTGTAATCTCATCACGTAATGCACGTGCATCAGATATAGGTAAAACTACATCTTTACCTTGCCTGCTGTCAATACCTGCTATTTTATCAATAAAACGCTTAATTTGAATCATATACTATTTATGCTACTTTTTGCTTCTGATTCAGTTTTAAACGGACCGATGTAAGGATAACGCTGTACAAATATATATTTTGGGCAAAAAACTGTTTCATACTCAATATCTTGTTTAAGTGCAAACCAACCTGCAACATGATAACATTTGCTTTTAGGTGTTTCAGTAAATAAATGTAGTTTACGTTTTACATCTAATACACTGTTATATACCCTGTTTGACGTAGTGGGGAATACTGAAAAAGGTAGTTCAGGATTAACTACTTTCTTTACGTTCTCAAATTCAATACTAGCAGTCTTTTCAATAGCTTTAGTAGTTGTAAAGTGTTGTGAATTCTTCCCTAGCTTCAACTCATAGCCACTCCCTTCAGCAATAACATTACCTACTTTTTTCTCACCATCAGTGACTACCCAGTATTGATTTTTAATAATAGGTTTAGCTTTTAAGTTCATTGTGTTCCTTTTAATGTAAACTTCTTCAAGTAGTTCTTAGCTACTGAAATGTCACTCATTTTATCACGTTCTATAATTTCCATCAATAGTATTGTGCTAAGTTGTAGTGCCATTTCTAATTCTTTTGTGGTTAAACCATTTAACCATTCCTGATATTCTTCCGTAGTTTTTTTACTCCACATGGTATCAAGCATTCGGATATGCTCTCGGCTGTAACCATCAACATTAAACTTAATTTCTTTTTCATCATCATTCATGTTATTTTCCTAATTTTTCCCAAGTATATTCTGATTCTTTCAGAAAGGCTATAGGATTGAGCCATCCATTATTAATACATGTGCTGATAATCATCCTATATTCTCTAGGGCATTCTTTTGCAATTTCAAATCCGGCACGCGGAGCCATAGTTATCCCGTTAATAATCGTAAAATCAGGATCACTTTTGCGAATCGTTTTGATAGTTTTGTCAGGAAATGTAAATGTCATTTTATACCTAAATGTTTATGTAAGTCTTTACGTGCTTCATCAGTAATTAAACCAACATTATCGTTAACCCATTTAACTGTTTCTTCTACTACAAGTTTAGTATAAACCTTAAACTCTTTATCATAGTCACTTGACCAATCAATCTTTCCTTTGCCTGGACCCCATGATTCATTTTTCCAAAATACAAAGCCTGCTTGTTTGGCAAGTTTTTTAGTTTTCTTACTCATGCAGTAACCTTAGTTGATAGTTGTAATACACCTTTATATGAGCTATTCAGCCATTTGGAATATGTCTCTGCTTGTTCTGAAATCTTAGTAAGTTCATATTTACCACAAAATTTCATAAAGTGCATTCCTACTTGTGCAGTAGTTTCAATACGTACAGACTCTTTAATGCGGTCATCAAATAAAACCTTAAGGTCCTCGGGTTGTGACTTTAAGTCAATAAGCATTTTGTTTCGCTCATAACATTCACGTACTCGTTGTTCTTCACCGTTATGATCTAACCAGCGTTGCAACATAAAATTATTCCACTTGAAGCCTTGCAGATTACGGTCTTCAAATGCTTCACGAATACCCACACGATTCTTACTACCTTTTTCGGGTGCTCGGGGATATGCGGTGAATACGTTGTCTCCTGCGTCTCCCCTAACTATTTTTTTAAATAATAAGTACTCAGGATCTTCGAGTAGTTTAGGCTCTTTAGTTTTCTTATCAACAATCAATCGATCCTTGTCGTCAAAGTATCCCTCGGGTTTGATAAGTTGATTTGTGACTCCATTGTACTGGAACACTTTATCAGTAATAAGCTGAACATAATCGGAATCAGTGCTAATAATATAATGCGTGTCATTTGGGTGTAAGTGAATGAATCGGGCAATCATGTCATCTGCTTCAGCACGTTCATGCCTAAGTACCGATACATTTGTTTTCTCTTTGATAAACGTAGTGAATTTCTCATACGTATCCCAGAACATCTCGTTTTCTTCTTTTTCTTCTTCAGTAACTGATTGTGCATCAACAATACGATTCTTTTTGTAAGGACCATAAACGTCTTTGCGCCAGCTTCTGCCCTCTAAGCAGAAGACTACATGGTCAACACCGTACTTGCGTACGACTTGATTGACACTTGCAAGTGTTAGATGAAGTGCCATGCCCACCTTTTCCCATGCATCACTATTATATGATGCAACGTGACGGGCACGAAAAAAAGTGTTTGCAGTATCTATGAGAGCATATTTCATTTTTTGTATATAAAGTTGAGTGATATGTGTAGATTATACACACATCACTAATTGTTGTCAAGTTAGATATCTTCCAAATACTTATCAGGGAAGTTGTTAATACCTTCCATTAAAGATTTGATGTTATACCTTGTAATGGGCAAGAACTGTTGTTTTAACCGTTTAATCTTCAGTGGGTGACTTCTGATACGGTCCTCTACAATATTCTTAACATATTCAAAGTTTACCTCTGTGTATTTTGGGTCAACATACTCACTTGGTTTATGACTTCCGTTAGGGTTTTCCAAAAAAGGAAATAGCTGACGAAAAAGGTAGCTTTCACAATTTCTTACGTGCTCCTCATAACCTTCAACAGCAAAATAACAATGATGCATATATGCTTCGTTATTTCCTTTAGTGTAAGAAGTAATACGTGATTTAAGATTGTTAGATCGACCGGGTTTAACTTTGTTGTATATCTCAGCAATATATAATGCCATACTTATCATTTGAACAACTCCTTCTTAGCAGAAGTCAAATGATTAAACATCTGAGTCCTATTCTCGCAATAACGTGTTGTTAAACTAGCGGGAACATATTGATATGTGCCGCCGGCCTTGACATACAACTGCATGAGTAATACAAGTGATGCGTCTTTCGGGCAACCAGCCGGCTTATCACCGAATGCTTTAACGTAGTATTTAGGATACAATTGTTGTGTAAGATTTTTAAACTCTGCCCATCCTCCGGCTACTTCTTTTACTAATGCATTCAAATCACGCATAAACTCTTTGAATTCAGGAGCATTGAAATCTGCACCTTCTTTAATAAGTTTCTTACGCAATTCCTGAAACGGAAGCATTTCAATAGAATCTAGTGGTTCTTGGAACCAGTAAGTATTATGATTCTCACCAAAGAACTTGATATCATCAACATCTAACTTTTTAATCAAGTTAGTGTGAACAACTGCTCCGGGCTTAAATCGATCCATGCTCTCCGGGTGTACTGGATACAAGTTGTACAACTCAAATGCAGATTGTTTTCTTTCGGCTAACACATATTTTTCTTGTGAACTGTTATCCAAACGACTTCCAAACACATGAATCTTATGTGTGTCAAACGGCATGATTGGCAGCTTATCTTCACCGTTAATACCCAAGAAGTGTTCACGTGCAAAACTGAAGTCAGCCGTTTCAACAACTTGACAATTAACTTTGACGTTCATCCAATCATTCTTGTCAACATCATCAAACAACCCTAGCATTGCACGAATAGCAATAGCTAATACGGTGTGTTGACCATCTGTAATATAGTAAGTATTTGTGCCTGGCAAACGAATTACGTTAACGGTTGCAGGTCTTCGAGAATCCCATGTAGTGACAATTCTAAACAAATGATCCCAATCAATCTTTCGTTGAACTGCTAGTGCAGTAAAAAGATATAGAATCGGAATTTGCTCTAGTTTGGGCATTTGACTATATTTTTGAGGCTTGCCTTTGCACTCATTTTTGTAGTCATCAGTTTTTAAGAAATCTTTCAGTTGTTTGAAGAAATCACTTTTCTTAAAAGTATCTACCAGATTAGTAATACTGTTTTGCTCAATGTAACCGGGTTTCTGATCCAATTCATTATTTGGAAGATCCTTCTTAGTTACTGTTTTTGAGTTTGGTACCCATGCGAATTTAAAAGTTTTAGACTTTGACATTTTTTTCTCCTATAAGTTAATGTCTGTGCAGTAATCTTATTCTCTGCACAATTTGTATTATACACTACAAATTAGGAAACTCAACTGAAATGGGTAAAAATTTAGCTCACTTCAGTACGTCCGTTACCCAAATCTCTTGTTTGAATTGGGCGAAGATCCCGGTTGGTTGGATCAGCTTGATTTTGTTCATACATCTCTAGTGCAATATTTCTACAGACATGTTGAAACCAGCGTTCAACTATAACATTGTCTGTATCGGTATCTTTTTGTTTGTAGCCTGCACGAATAAGGTTAACAATAAACTTATCATTCCAATCTAGTTCAAATGCACCATTATGAATATCATTAGGATCTATTTCTAATCCTAGTATATTAACATAAGGTTCACCAGCAAGCGTAGCTTTTTCTTTAGCACTAATAGTTGGTTCTGGCTTTTTCTCTTTAGCAGGTTTTTTAACTTTAGGTGTTTCTACTACTGCAGGAGCAACTTCCTTTTTACCAAACAATTTATCAAATATTCCCATATTATTCCTCTTTTATTTCCATCCATGTATGATCACCCATGTATTTAACTTGAGTAATATACTCATAGAATTCTGGTATACCGGTTGACCAATCATTAGGCCCAAGATGTACTAGCAATGTCTTTTCTTTTCTTTTTTCCCAAACTAACCAGTATGTATTACCCATTATAATTTGAAACTGATATTCTGCGGCATGTACTGCATCCGTTACTTTTAGTCTACGTTTAATATCTTGTGCTTGTTTTTCTAGTACTGCAACCAATTCCATGATACGGTCGTATTCTTGCTGGGCATACATCCTAGCATGATTAATCATTATATCTTTTTGTTTGGTTACAGGAATCATATCAAACTTAGGTCCTCCTGCCTCGGTAGGATACTCACTCACATTCCTATTAAAGAAGTGAATTATATTACCAGTGCTAGTGCTATCATAGCTACTAACACCATTAGCAGAATTATTTTCTGTTGTCATATTCGTGTAGTTTAAAACTAGCAAGGTTTTTAGCTTTGCTCTCGCACATCATGTCAAAGTTCTCACGGAACGTTAATGCCCAATCATTAACTGCTTCGTTCCAATAGTAATCACTATGTGCCCGAAGCTTTTGTTTACTGTATCCCGACTCAATCAACGCACCATGAGAGGGTAACTGTGATCCGGAATGGCCGACAAGTAAGTCTTCACGGCTAACGGAGTAATGTAAAGTAGGGCGAATACCGCGCCAACTATCAATAACCATCTTAACCCTATCATCAGTTGGGGAAATATATTCTCCCTCACGAATCCAGTTATGGTGAATGTCCATGACCGTAGGTACGAGGTCAGATAATGATAAGCAGTCTGTAAGTCCATGTGTGTATTCCTCATTCTCTAATGTAAGTGTGTTTCGTGCCTCGGGGCTAAGTCTATCATAAACATCTCTGATACCCTGAGGACCTTTTCTACCAGAGATATGTACATTGATTTTCATATCTTGAAACTTTTGACCATAGCCCATCCAACGAGCCATGTCACAATGATATTCAAATTCTTCTATACTCTTATTTACTACTTCTTCACGGTCACTCGCTAAAACAACAAATTGGTCAGGGTGAAATGACAAACGAACATCATTAGCTCTTGCTGTTTCACCAATAGGTGCAAACCATCGTGCTAAACTATTCTGTACATCAGTTGAATGCCAAAAGTCTTTGTACTCATCCATAGTGTAAAAACTAAGCATATCACTAGTAAGACGCAACATACGCAATTCAGGGTCTAATGTAGCTACTTTCTTAACCAATGCATGTGTATTAAGAATATTACTTTTAGCAACATCCATAATCTTTTCTTCTACTACATTGCGGCTATTACGCTTTGCCCATGCTTGTGTAGTACCGCCGGTATTGAGACCTTCAGCGGATACAATCTCTCCTTTTTTGTTTATTTCTGCCCATTTACAAGCAAAACCGATACGTTTGATGTTGGTGTCAAAAGAGTGCATAAGGGTCCAAAGTGATAAATAATAGATATAGTGTAACATATTTACGCAATAAAGTCAACTATTTACGGATACTAATATGAAATTTACAGAAATTTATAGTGTAACATATTTACGCAATAAAGTCAACTATTTACGGATACTAATATGAAATTTACAGAAATTGATGAAGGCAAAACAGGTTTATGGGCAAACATTCATGCTAAACGTGAACGTATTAAACATGGGTCAGGTGAAAAAATGCGTAAGCCTGGTAGCAAGGGCTCACCTTCTGCACAAAATTTTAAAGATGCATCTAAAACAGATGAATCCTCATTAAACGAAAAATGGTCACAAAAATACAAGAGTTCTATCAATTGTAGTCACCCAAAAGGCTTCTCACAAAAAGCTCATTGTGCTGGAAAAAATAAACAAAACGAAAGTGTTGAGATGGAAATGACTTGCCCGGATTGCGGCATGTGCAAATCACACGGTAATCTCAATGAGATTAAAAAGGGTCAAAAAGACAGTAATGGGTTTACTAAATGCTGGCCAGGCAAACATGCTGAAGGCACCAAGAAGGGCAAAAATGGTGGACAAGTTCGTAACTGTGTGCCTAACGAATCGCAAGGTGTGGCGGAAGGCTCACAAAGAGTTGATTCACTTGTTACCGACGCATTAAAAATAATGAAGGGCCCTGAAATAAGGGATGCTATACTAGCATTAAAAACTGTTCTAGGGGACAGAGAATATAATGACCGTCGTGGTTTTTATAATTTCTATGTTAAACAAATACTTGACATGTATGGCCAGCAAGGTTTAGCGGAAGCAAAAGACCCATGGAAAGATTATGAATTTATACACAATGGTCAAAAAATAGGACACATATATAGTCAGACAGGTCAACCTCCCTTTACAACTAGAAGAAAAGTTGGTAAATTTATAAAACAAATGAAGCATAACAGCCTTAAAGATGCTCAGACGTATTTAATTAATCGATCATTAGGTAGACCAATGTATCAAGACATGAGTATAGATGAAGACTGGCAGAAAGTCAACAAGAGTGACAAGACTGACGGCATGAGTAGTAAAGCTGTTAAATCATATCGTAGAGAAAATCCAGGTAGTAAACTAAAGACTGCTGTAACTACAAAGCCAAGCAAACTCAAAAAAGGTAGCAAAGCCGCTAACCGTCGTAAATCATTCTGTGCTAGAATGGGAGGCATGAAGAAAGCACATGCAAGTGCTAAAACTAAACGTGATCCTGATAGTCCAATCAATAAAGCACTACGTAGATGGAACTGCGAATCTATTCAACAAATGCAAGAACTAGTAATGATTGCAGAACAAAAAATCAGGAACCTCAAGAAATGAATTTCCAAGAATTGTTTGAAGGTGCAACACCCAAATTACCCGGAGCAACTAAGGGTATTAAAGTAATGAGCATGGATCAATTCCTTGCCCAATCTAATGACGAAAAGATAGATGAGATGTCCTCAGAAGAATTAGATAAAATGTCTCCTGAACAATTAGCACATTATACTAGTGATGCTAGAAATAATAAAATTAAAAAATTAAATCCCGACTCAATTGATAAGGCTTATAGTAAAAGCATTTCTATAATGTTTCCTGATAGTGATAAACGTAGTAAACAATCTACAAATCATAAACAAGAAGTAGACGAAGGCTTTATGGGTGATGCATACAATAAATTAAAATCAATTGTATTAAGAGTCTTAGGTAAAAAAATAATCAAAACAAAGGACGACCAACTTGCTTTTCAGCGTATGATGAGTAAAGTTACAGGGCCACTTGATACTTCTCAGTATGCAAGATTATGGAAAGAATATAAAAACAATAAACATTATTATGTTTCGTTGCCAACACCTCAAGATTTTTACAATGACCAAAAAACGTATTTATGGGCTAATAGTATATCACAATTTGTAATGGATAGATTCCCAGAGGCTTCAAGAGAAGCATTACTCCACACAGTAGAGGGACTAACTCAGTTAGCAGTAAAAGAATTTAGACAGAAATATCGAGACTTAGATGAAGCAACAAAACTACCTGCGCAAACACGTGAACTTAAAGGTCAAGAACTAGATGATTACTTAGATAGAATTCGTAATCGTGAAAAGGGTAAGACAGACAAATATAAATTACCATATATTCACCGTTCAAGTGTAGTAAAATACTACAATGAAGAAGGTAAGAAATACGATACTGATAAAATAAAACAAGCATTAGGCGTTCGTCCAGCTAAACTTCTTAAACAAAATGAGAAGATGAAACATAGTAATGGTGAACTAGAGCAATTTTATAACATTGGTTTTGCTGCTCTAGTTGGTATTGCATTAGATGAAAACACTAACGAACTAATCGTAGTTAATACATGTCCAGGTGCTGGTTCATGTAAAATAGATTGTTTCGCTATGAAGGGCGGTAAAGTTCAATTCGAAGGTCCTTGGTTAAGCGACGGGAGAATTCTTACATTCTTATTGAATGATCCTGATGGTTTCTTCAATCAACTAAGTGCAGATATTACAAAAGAAGAAAAGAAAGCACAAAAAGGTGGTTACAATCTAACTATTCGTTGGCATGATGCTGGTGATTTCTTCAGTCCAGAATATCAAGACCTAGCGTTTAAGCTAGCGGCAGCACACCCTGATGTTAAGTTTTATGCTTACACAAAGATAGCAGATGCGGCATTAGGTCAAAAACCAAGTAACTTTATTGTTAATTGGAGTGAAGGTGCAAGCACAAGCCAAGAGAAACAAGTTAAACAACAAGATCCTCAATTAGATATAACTAAGAATAGTCGTATTGTTCCAAGTAAGTTGTTCTATGACTTATTGAAGAAAGATGAGAAGGGTAACTTAGACAAGACTGAAGACGGTGCATGGCAACCACGTGATGGTGCAGCACTAGAAGAATTAAAAGATAGATTAGCAAATCAATATAATCTAAAACGAGAAAGCATCATCAGCTATAGTGAAATGATGTCCATTCCTGAGAAGAACAACATTAAGAAATGGAACGTTATCATTGCTCCAGGTGAGGGTGATATCAGTGCTAACAGACAGGATGTGTTGTCTACCTTACTATTGAAGCACTAATGAGAGCAAGTGAGTTCATAGTAGAAGCAGTGGGTAATGATTATCTTTATCATGCTACGCAACCAGCGGCAATGTTGCATATACTAGACAAGGGCTTATTAAAAGCAAGCTATCGTCCTCAACAAGCAACTATAGCAAGAACCAATGCTCCCACAATTAGTACAACTCGTTCGAGGCATTATGCTGAATCAGATGAATTTATTGATAATTTAAATCTAACATATGATGGTAATGCAGTAATTCTTGTATTGGATAGACCCTCTATTGCTAATCAATATAGAATGTTTAGTTCTAGTCAAGGTACACAAACATTCGGTGATGAATATGAAGAAGTAATTGTCGTACCTAAAGGTTCTATGCCAGTTCGTGGTAAGATAAAGGGTTTCTATTTTAATCCAAACAGAAGAAATACAATAAAAGATTACGAAGATGTTCCTTGGTTTACAAGATTACTTAACAGTCCTTATTTACTAAATAGAAAATGAGAGCAAAAGAATTCATTACTGAAATAACCCGCCGTGACTTACTTAGAGGTGTAGGTGCAGCCGCAATTGGCTCAGCAATACCTACCGCACAAGCAGGAGAGTTCCAACGTTGGAATACTTGGAAAGATCCTAAAACTGTAGATATGTGGGATAAACGTTGGAAACAATTAAATGTACGTGTTGAACAGGTTTATAATAAACTTAGATCAATGTTAACACCTGAACAACTTAAACAGATAGGTAAACTATCATATGAAGTAGCAGAACTTTGGTCGGCAGGTTCATATAAAGACGGTGTTATCAAAATAGACCTAAGTATTTTTTGGGACCTAAGTAACGATGTATTAGCATACACTATTGCACATGAAATGGGACATGCATTTTATAAGCACAATGGATATGCTAATCAGACTACCGCACAAAATAGAAAAAATGAATTATTGGCGGATGCATTTGGAGCAAAACTAGCATACAAGGCGGGATATGATCCTAATAAAGCATTTGGTTATATGACTAAAAAAGAAAAAATTGAGGATTTAGGTGATAGAACGCATCCTGGATATAAAGAGCGTATCAACTATATTAAACAACAGACAGATATAACTGTAAGTCATATTAAACGAGGAGTAGACCTAATCGGTGTACCCATGAGTCAAATAGCACAAGCATAACATGAGAGCAAACGAATTTATTGCTGAAGCACATCATAGTATATACAAAACTGTGAATATAGGGCCATGGCGTGTACAAATTGATACTCATGCAATAACAAGTATGGCAGCAAGAAATGTTTCAGCGTCAGATTTAAGTGATATTGTAACTTATGCATGTGGTTTTCCTAATATATTAGATACAATACCAATTGGTAAAGGAGCTTATTTTCAAGACGTTAGTAGTATGATTAGTGTATACTTTCATAGATTAAGTGAAAACGAAATAAGGGTAGAAACAGTACTAAGTCCTGACATGAAACCAAAACCACCAATGTTTCGTAGACCTGTACCTAAAACTAATAGAAAACCTACTCCCGCAATGCAACAACGTACAGAGTACATGGCTCAACAGACCCGAGAGTTAGGACGTGATGCAGTAAGTCAAAAATTAGCAACTATTGCAAATATGAATAGAGCAGATCGCCGTGCGCTTAAGCGTTCTAGTAAAAGAAAAAAATAAAATGAGAGCGAATGAATTCATTATTGAAGCAGTTGGTGGCGACTACATTTATCATAGTGTAGCTCAACCTAATCAAATATGGAACATACTCAGAAAAGGTGTGATACAACCGCATTTATCAGACACAGATGAAGAAGGTGGTTGGGAAATACCAGTAATCAGTGCAAGTAGAAATCAATATTATAGATTCCCATATGGTGGTGGCAGTATTCAACTTGTGTTAGATAAAAATGCATTACGTCAAGCTGGATTCAAAGTAATGCCATTCTCTTATATGCAATTCTATAATCAACTAGACGGTACTGGTCCTACTGCTAGTAATCCAATGTATAAACAAGAAACAGAAGAACGTATCTATCATCCAAGAGGTATAGGTATCCCTGTTAAGAAACCATATGTTTTAGGCATACAGATACGTAAAGAACTAATGAATAAAGTACCAGAAGGTCTATTGAAATTGATTAATGATAGTGGTTTAGAATTAACTACAATGAGAGATGATCCTACTAATAAAGGCACATTCTCACGCAAGTTAGCTAAACCACCATTGAATAGTAAACATTACTATAAGCCAAATGAAGTTCAAATAGTAGCAAGGAGAGACAATCCAGATGGATATACATTATGGAGTGTTACACCTGATGGCTTAATCTTGCCGATTGGTGATACCGGTGACACTAAAGTTGGCTTAACAAAACAAAAAGCAATAGATGCATTTAAGAGATTAACAGGTGGCAATCCAAAAGAAATTCAAAACGTTATTAAATATGATGGTACGTTTAAAGCGAATTATTATCACGATGAATCCGGTGGACCACGAATAGAACTATACAACTGGGTTCCTCCTATCGTAAAAACGAACAATGAAATAACTGAAGCACCCTTACCAGCTGATTGGGATGCAAGTCAATATAGCCCTGGCTCTACATTCAAACAACGACTAGGTTATGCATTAGAACGTGCTAAACGTATTGGTAGTGGCTCTAGTCGCATTGCTACTGATATTGAATATGAAGGTCGTCCTACTGTTCTTAAAATAGCTAAAAATAGAATGGGTTTAGCACAAAACAATGTAGAAGTAGATATACTAGATGATGGATATGCTAGTCAGCTTGGTATACTAATACCTATGATTGACTATGATAAACAGAATCGTGAACCTACTTGGATACACACTGAGTTAGCACAAAAAGCTACTGAGAAACAACTTGCTGAACTGATGGGTGTTGATTCATTAAATGAAATAGTTCAATTGGCTACTGCAATGTCTGGTAAGAGTAAACTATATAATTATCAACAATTGATTGCTCATATGAAGAAGAAAGGCAAGTCAGAAGAACAGATTGACACTGCTAATGAATACGCAAACAAGTTGGTTGATTTAAGTTCATCATATGAGGTTGAGTTAGGTGATCTTAATAGAAAAGCAAACTGGGGATTATATCAAGGTAAACCTGTTATCATCGATGCAGGTGCTAATAGTAATTTCTTTACTCAGTTTTTTCCGGGACGCTAAAGGTAAGTAACTGATCCATTGTATAGAGATTACGCATATAGGGTGATACATTTTCTAGTACAGAACTAGGTAAGTCACCCTTTCTTCTTGGGCCGTACGTCACTTCAAAATCAACATTATTAACTTGTTGAAACTTATTAACAATCTCTTTAACTGTATGACCAACACCATGCCCTAAACATTCTATTTGATTAGATGGGTTTTCAATAGCTTCTTTCAAAGCTTCACATATTTCATTCACATGAACATAGTCTCTGACACATGTACCGTCAGTTGATTCTGTATAGTCATTACCATAGATAGTAAATACTCCTGTGTCGGTCGCTTCAAACAGTTTATACATTAATCCATCTGGGTTTGTTGGTGGAAACCCATCACTGCCTACAACATTATAGAATCTAAAAATAGTATAATCTTGTTGACGATGGTGAGTAGAGAATTCTTTAACAACACCTTCAGCGGCAAGTTTACTGATACCATAGGCACTAGTACAATCTTGTGCGGCACCAGTACTAGCAAAGATAAAGTTTTTTGTTTTCACACGATTAAGTATGTTCATAGTACCATTCAAGTTAGTAATATAATACTTGATTGGCATAAGTTCACTCTCACCTACACGAACCAATGCAGCCAAATGAATTACTGCATCATATTCGTGTTCAGCTTCAAATAGTCGATTGATGTTTTGGTCATAGAATTTATCTACAAATGTTTGTGGTGGATTAATATCAAGTCCATGAACTTCGTATTTACCGGCTAGCATCTTACATAGATGTGAACCGATATATCCTGAACTACCTGTAATTAAAACTTTTTTCATGCGAATGTAAATAGCGATTGACTTGTTTCTTCAACTGGTTCAAAGCTAGGATCCTTTGTTAAGTAAGTATCTTCATCTGTATAGATTGTACGAAACTTATGTTTATTAGTCAATGCAGAACGGCAGTCATCAATACAAATTATACTACGTCCCAATCCTTCAATAAAATCATTATACTTAATGGTTTCATTTTGTAAAATTTTAGCAGTATTGCTGTTGGATTGTTTAGGCTCAAAATCATTAAAGCATGTATTCCATTTGTGAAAGACTGTAGCTTCTTGTTCTTGTGCGTGTTTCAATGATCCTAAGTTATACCATCTTTCTGCTTTTTCAAAAATATCATACAACTCTTTTGCTTTACTTGCCATATCTTTCCTAGTGCAAGTGTAAAAGAAATCTTTATTAAAGTTATTAGTCCAACGCTGATTCTCTAATACTAATGTAGGCATTTGAATATGTTGTTCGTAGAATGCCATACCATAACTCTCAACAATGCTAGGGTTGAATGAAATTCTAGCACTTGTCATAAAGTCAACTTTCTCTTTACCGATGATGCCCACTTTGATTTCATATGGTACACCGATCTTCTTTAGTCTATCTTCAAACTTCTTTGCACCGTTTGCACTAGTCATTACTTTTGCAGGCAACTTTGTTTGTTCAATCAAGTCTAAGAACAACTCAGGATTTTTACCTTCTTCCCAACGACCGACAAATAGTATACCTTCACGTTGTTTGTGATGTTCTTCAAGCAATCCACGCTCAGTAATAGGTATAGGAAGATGATAGGATGATTCATCTAAGTGTACTTGATTAAATTTACTTTGAGTTCCTATATCAATGTTTGTTGTGCTTAATTGTTGACGCATCATCACATTGGTATTGTTTAAAAAAGGATTTTTAGTATCGTTAAAGATTTGACTTTCTAAGTGTGTATAAGCAATGATTTGAATACAATCTTCAAGTCCCATAGTGCTTGCTACTTGTACAGTTTCGTAGGTGTTGCATACAAATGCATCATACAAGTTATGCTCTAATGCTTTAATGATACTATTACGAAAGTTAGCCATTCTTTCATAGCAAAATGTATCACCGTACATAAAGATATTACTATGAGTAGTATATGATAGTGAATCAGTGGGAGCAATTATGTTTGCTTTAAGTGATTTGACAAACTCATTATCTTTGGGTTCTTTATCAGTAATGATATCAACTTTGATATTGTGCTTATCCATCAATTCACAAAAGCTTTTAGCAAATTGACCTATACCCCCGTGCGGGATAAGTGTTTGATAGCTTACTAAGAAGCCAATACGTTTATCATACGTTCTCATAAAGTTTTTTAATTTTATCAGATAGTTCTGTTGATATACACAAAGCGGTATTTAAATCAAAATTAGTATATGTGCATCTGTTATAGTTTTTAGGGTCACCCATAATACTGAGTACATCTTCAATAATTAGATTAGCAAACTTTTCATAATCAAAGTCTGAATAAGGATTGTAGCATTCCGCTACCAGTTCTTTTAGTTTATCATTCATCTTTTACTACCGGTACATCTTTCCATTCAGTCCATTCACGTTTTTTAGTAAAACTACCTTTATCAGTGGTTGTACTATAATCAGTTACTTCAATTTGTGTTCTATATTGTAACACTTTTTCTAGTCCGTCCCAACCTTTTCGGACAAGATATCTTAATTCATACATATATTTACCTCGTTAGCTTCCATATAATATGGGTATTCTTTTCATGCCATCTATATTCAAAGATAGATTCGCCCGGACCTGTAATAATTCTAGTAATGCGATAGCCCCATTTAAACCAAATACGCTTACCCGATATATCACAAGTTTGTGGTAACCAAGCAAACTTAAGTTCAGTACCTATTATTTTTTCATAGAAATAGTCATATGATTGAACTTGATCTAATGGCATTACCAACTTTCTAAATCAGTAATATCCATCTTAACAGTAGATTTAGGATCAAACTCAATGGTAGTAGTTGAACCTATACCATTAGTTGAATCTTCTGTCCAAATCACTCTATCAAGATCATACATCTCAAATACTTCTTTCAGTTTTTCAAACTGTGTTCTTGTAATTACTATTTGTGCCATCATGTACCCCACTCATTCTTAAATAAAGGTACTTGTAGTCTATCACTGTAACGATAACCACGATTCATTGCTTCAATTGCTACATTCTTTGCATTCAAGTTGTACACAGACTCTACACCACCGCATGGCATAAAGTATACAGGACCTCTGAATCCTCTACTACGAAACTCTTTTACTGCGTCATCAGCTTCAAGTGCATCCTCTTTAGTAGCAATAACAAACTTGAGATAAACAAAGCCAACACTTTCATATTGATGAATAATCTCAGGGCGAATAGCTTCTTCCCACTTCTCACCACTGATGCTTAGTTTAGGACTTACACTAAAGGTAAGTGCATTTTTTTCTCTGTTTATCTTCCACTGTTGTAGATATATTGAAAAGTCTTGGCTTAGTTCTTGAGTACCATTTGTTTCAAATGTAATCTCTTTAAGACTCCTCATCTTTTCATGTGAAAGCAAGTCAGGATAAGCACGTTGCCAACCTAATAAAGGTTCACCGCCTGTAATAACAAGATGCTCATCCATCCAACGTTTGTGCGGAATCATATCCATAATGCTATCTACAATACTATCTGTTGTTAGTACAGGACTAAGATGTTTAAATCTAGGATCCCAACTTGCATAACTGTCACAACCTGTAGAAACTAAAGGAAGTTTCTTATAATCATCATAGTAATGTGAACGTGCGGCAATGTCTTCTACCTCACGACTTAGTTCACCTTTAGGCATACCAAATCCAGCACACTTGAAGTTACAGCCAAATGTTCTGAGAAATACTGAAGGTACACCCATGTATCTACCTTCACCTTGAATGCTATAAAATAATTCTGCTACTTTTAAATGACTCATTTGATTTTTATATTGTAAGTTTTAAGAATGACTTCACCCCATGTGCCGCCACCTTGTTTGTAAATGTGATTAACTTGCTTTGCACAATCTCTGATTAGAAGTTCTGCAAACTTCTCAATATCAAATGATTGATTTCTATCGTATATGCTATCACCTGGTCTAAAACCACATTGTTCTGCTAGTTCTTTGATTTTTTTGTTCATATATTACCAATGATGTAAAGTATTTGCTATAATAAAACAACATGTTATCACATGTAGTACCACCCAGAAAGTCTTTAGGAACAATGCAATTTTTGCTTCCCGTAATGTAAGAATAGGTACATCGGGTCGGTCATCATCAGTATTACCCATTAGATGACCTGTTGCTCTAGACCAGATTTTTTCCAAACTATTCATGTTTTGTTAATTATTTTCTATCACCAAACAGTTGTAATAGGTTAATAAACAAGTTAATGAAGTCCATATATAATGTTAATGCACCTCGCACTTCTGCACTATCACTAGTTTCCATACTAAGTTCTTCACGGATCTTGATAGCAATTAGGCCGACAAACATAAACTTACCAACATTGTCTAAACTCTGTTTGGTAAAGTAGCCATATCCACTCATTACACCAAAAAGTATTGCCGCACCCATAAATGCTGACACAATACTACCCATAGTAAATACAGCAAAGATTGTAGCAAAGCTCAATCCCATTAATGCCGCAAAACCATGTAAGCATAGTTGTGCTACACTTTTACTTGGGTTATTGGCTAGTACCATAGCAACACCAAAGATAGCCGCAAGTGGTGATAATATTACAATCCATTTAATCCAGCCTGTAAAAAAGAATGCCAATAACTCTGGACTAGTGCCTACAAAGTAACTAACAAACATTGATACAATAACAGCGAGACTCATATGTCCATAGACACGACCCATTGCTGAATTGATTTCGCTTGCGGAACGATATGACGTTCCATTTTCATAAGTTGTTTCAAACATAGTTTTCTCCTTAAAATTTATTTGATGCTAATACGATTTGACAAATATGTTCTAATCGTTCAATGTGTTCAAAAGCACGCCATGGACTTGTATCTATAGCAACAACTCCGTGTCCTTTGATACCTACAATGTCGTAAACAATATTGCCTTTATTGTCTAATTGTAACATCTTATGGCACTGGTCTGCAAGCTCTTGACTAATCGGAGGCACGTCTCCTACATTGGGTGCTACCTTAGTGTAGCGATTCAATTCTGGAAACGCTTTGCTAATAGTGCTTAAATCAATACCGGCGTGCATAGCCGCAATACAATAAGTAGGGTGTAAATGAACTACAACTCTTACATCATCACTGTGTTGCCCCATTTCTCGTTGTAAGCCGAAGTGCAGTGGTATTTCTCCGCTAGGTTTTAGCTTCTCACTAATGTCTGTAGATGCCAGTTCTTTCCAAGAATAGTATGGTTTAGGAGGTTGGTCATAGTAGCCTTGTTCAATGCCAATCTTTTTAAACTGATCAGGTTGCATTGTCTGCTTACGGACACCACTAGGAGTGATGTAAAAGTGATCACGGTCGTGATGACGAATACTTACATTGCCATCACGACTAGTAATCCAGTTGCGTCTATATGCTTCAACTAATGTATCGCAAATTGTTTCTAACATTTATTTTCCTTTTAAAATTCTCTGCGTAGAATTCTTTATTCCTTTGGTTTATTTTCTTTGTTCCTGTTCATATCCCATAGCACTATGCCCACTACGGCTACCATTAGTACTATAGCAATAATTTCATTAATGGTCACGTTTATGCTCCGTAATAAGTTTCTTTATCTTTTTCAGAATGTTTAGGTTCGTTCCAAACATTCCGATTGTTCCATTCTTGGATTTTAGCAAAACGCTGATCTTCAGTAAGTTCATCACACCGACTACTATAGTCTGGCATGCGTAACCAATCTACTGTACCACCACGTGGACCATAAGTATTTTCTACTGAACGAAATACAGCCCAAGTAGCAAATACCATGCTGATGATGGCAATGTGACCTAGCATATTGTAGCCAATTGTTAACAGTTCACCAATGTAGATTCCAAATGCTAGGCTCCAAAAACACCCCAGTAGGATGCTAAGAAAATATTTGATATATACAGGTGCATGTCGCAACGGATTTAGATTGGGGTTCATGATGTTCCAGGATGAACGACTCACTAACCAAAAGAATTTAATTACACTAAACATTATGCAAACTCCCCATCTTCTCTATGACCACCTCTACCTGCCATATTGCTATCAGTCTCACGAACCTCTACTCTACAGCACCATACACGCTTTGCTTCTTCACTACCGCAGTTAGGTAAAAAGATTGTATTAACATATTCGTATAAGAAGTCAGCAATACCTTCACAGCCAGTACGTTCTACTTCTGTAATCTTTGCTAGCTTCAATCGACCTAGTTCTAATAGATGTTCACGCATTGGGTCATCTTGTGCGACTAGTAGAGTATGGTCAAACCATTCTTCTAGTTTGTCTTTGAGAGGTCGTAGTCCACCGAAGTCAGTTACCCAGTTGCGGGCATCTAGTGTATCAGCTTCAAACTCAAAGTGAAAACT